GCGGCATCCTGCGTGGCAGGAACGCCCGCCGAAATGGCGAGCGCCGTGCCCGCCGCAGTAATGGACGTCATATCATTCTCCTTTGGAGGCGAACCGGCTCAGCCGGTGATGTCGTTCGCGCGGGCGAACCTTGGGGCGATCAGGCGTCCTTGGCGGCCTTGTCATCGGCAGTCGGCGCGCGCACCAGGCCCGCCGCTTCATAATTGCCGAACACGCCTTCCGGCAGATCGACGACGCTGCCGGCGGTGAAATGCTGTTCGGTGCCGGTATCATTGAAAGTGCTGATGATGAAGGCCTTCTTCGTCTTCGTAGTCGCCATGTCGTTACTCCTCACACCTGCGCGTCGAAGGTGACGCGGAAATCCTGTGTCTGTTCAAAGCTGTTGCCGGGGCCGCCCACGTCTGGACCGGTGCCTGCGGTCAGAATGGAAACGCGCCGCGCCCCGCCCAGATCGCCGGTTCGACCTGCGCAACACGCTTTCACAAGGTCGATGATCTCATTCTGGTCCCGATAGCTCGCTGCCCTGACGGTCACCGCCACGCGGGCGATCTGTCGGACCCAACCGACCCGCTTGAGCGGCTGACGATCCACGACGCTGACGGTGCGCACCAGAAGCGCGGGCAAAATCACGCCCTCGGGCAGCCTGCCACCCTTGATGCTCGCCTCCGCGACCCGTTCGGTCACAGGAACGTCTTCCCGCAGCAGCGCGCCGATGATGTCGCTGCCAGTCATGATGCGTCGCCCTCGTCTGAACCCATGATGCCGGCCCGGCTGACCCGACTGGTGATGTAATGCTGCGCTGCCTTGATGGCCTCGCCCTCTTTGCTGTCGAGCGCAGGCCGGAGAAACGGATGCGGTTGCGCGCCGGGATGGAATACGGTCGCACCCACGAATTTGTCGCCGATCTTCAGCGAGGCCTTGTCGTCAACGGACTGATTGACCTTGCGCACGCTCATTCCGTTGCGCTGATTGTCGTCAACCGAGATGAAGTGAGGATCGGTGCCATATTCGAGCCACGGCGCTAAATAGGCGCCACGGCCCTTTACCTGCACCTTGCCGATGATCCGGCCGTCCTCCTCTTTCGTGGCAACCTTGATCGCGTTGGTCACCGCAGAAGATACCGACCGCTCTTTTGCCTCCGCCGCCACGACATTGGCCGCCGCACGGGCTGCACCGCGCAGCAGTTTGCTTTCCAGCTGGGCGGGCAATTGGGCGAAGAAGGCCTTGACCTCGCTCGCCCCCTTGACCGTAGCCATCAGGCGGGATTGCCCGCTGGCCGATAATCTTCGACCATGAATTCCTGTCGCGGTGGGCGCCCCTTCAGATCCGCCGGTCCTGCCACGATATGCATCAGCCGGTCACCCTTTACGAAACGCATAGCTGGCGTCACATCGCCACGGGCGCGGATGCGCAGGCGCGCGCGGCGGGTCAAAGTCGTAATGCCTTCGCTGTCATCTTCGGCGCGGCTTGGCAGCACGTCCTGAATGCCAGCCCAGATCTCATCGACCAGCACCCACTCGCCAGAGCCTGCGCCGTCAAAGCTATCGTCTGCCACGGGGCGCTCCAGTCGCACGAAGCTATCCAGTTCGCGCGCGGTCGATCTGTCCCGCCGCTTCATGCAAACGATACCCGGCAATAATATCCGACCAGGTCGCGGAGCGCGTCTTCGTCGACCAGTGGCGCACCGGGATTGTCATAAAGCTCGACGATCGCGACCTTAATCGCTTCCACCACGACAGCGGGCACGGCGTCGTCGGCCCAACCGCCCTCGCCGACGATCGGTCGCTGCATGAACCCTGCAACGATGCCGGTCGCGCCGGCAATGAGTTCGCGCATCCGCTCGTCGGACACTTCCGATCCGACGCGCAGATGCTCGCGAGCGACGGCGAGGGTGATGATGTCAGCCATGACGCTCTCCGCCGCCCGTTATTACGCCTGACCTTCGGCCGTTTTCGGCTTCGGATCCTTGTAGGCGACGGCAACCTTAGCTTCGACCAGCTGCTGTTCGGTCTTCTCGTCGAAACCAGCGATGTCGCCCTTGTTGTAGAGGGTGCCGACCTGCGCCTGCACGAGGAATTTTACTGCCATAATGGCTCTCCTTCAGAGGAAAATGGCGGGCGTGATGGACGCTCGCCGCGAGAGGGGAAGGCTTAGGGCTTCCAAGTGACGCCGGTCAGCACCGACACTGCGCGATCATAGCGCAGCTGGGTGTCATGCTCCTCGATCAGACGGATCACCGTCTCATCGTTGGAGAAGGCCGCCCGAATGGTGCCATTGTCGTCGTAAGCAGCCTCGGTCGAGGCAGCCAGGGCGACCTGATAGGTGTCACCGATCAGGAACTGGCTCCAGTCGCCGAAATACAGCTCGGACTCGTTGCCGCCGCCGCCAAGATTGTCGGGAACCGATGTGGTCGCCGCAATCTTGTAGCCCTTCAGCGTGTTGCTGGCTTCGATCGACGGATAGACGATGTTGCCGTTGGCATCGCGCAGATTGGCCAGATATTCGCGCAACGTCGGCGACATGACCCAACCGCAGCTGAGCATCGGAAGATTTGCGTTCTGCACCGCCAGCAGCAGGCGGGACAAATCCGACGACACGGTCAGCAAGGTCGGATTGGCCGTCATCGTTAGGATGTTGCCCGCCGCAGCCAGATAACGGGCGCCGGTGGGCGCACCGGTGGCAACGGCACCGCGCAGGAACTGCTGATCTTCCTTGACCGCCGCCGAAGACAGCAGATCGTCACGCACCATCGCATCCACACCGAAACTCGCGCGGCGGATCAGCTGGTTCGTGATCGGCACCAGCGCCATCAGCTTCTTGGCCGACATCGTCAGCGTCCCGACCTGCATATCGGTCGTCGGCGCCGGAACGCGCTCGCCGACATAGCTTGCCTGCGTGCCAGCGGTTTTCTTCCGCATGGTCAGGTTGCCGTCGGGCATCGGGACCGACCGGGCGCCGAGGTTACGAACAACGACGCGCGGGCGCAGCAGGTCGATAAAGTCGCGGCTATAGGCCGTATCGACCAGATAGCCGCCTTTGGTGTTGGTCGACTGCTCCATATTGGCCACGATCTGGCCGGTTTCGTCACCCCAGACCTGCTGCGCGTGGTTGGCCATGGCGCGCTGATCATTGCCGCCGGTCGCAGCAATGGCGATGGCGATGCGACCGACCATTGCGCCGGGGTCCATTTTGTCCTTCACGGCCGCAGGCACTGTCGGGGTCGGGCCACCGACGATGATGGGAGTGGCCGCCGAAGCCTTCAGCGCCAGCAGGCCTTCCTCCCGTTTGATGGCTGCTTGCAGCCCTTCCGCTTCCTTCTGCCAGGCATCGAACTGGGTCTGTTCTTCAGCCGTCAGGTCGCGATTATCCTCGCTTGCCGCGAGTTCCAGCGCTCCATCCATCGACGCGATGACGGCCGCCAGAGAGGTCTTGAGTGCGGTAATCCGCATGGTGGTCTCCTTAGGTTGTTACGATCCGGCGCGCAGCAGCGCGACGGTGTTTCGATTCGCCGCGGCCGTCCGCCGAGGCGCAGCCGGAGGGGCGCTGCGGGCCAGACGGCGAATGGCCGCGTCGAGGCCTTCAGCCTCCACGCGATCAACCATACCGGCTGCCTTGGCATCCTTCCCGGTCAGGGTGCCGCCCTTGCCGAATTCGGCCCGAACGGTAGCTTCTGTGACGCCGCGCCCCTTGGCGACGGTGCCGATGAACACTGCCTCCAGCGCGTCCAGCATGGGCAGCAGGGCATCGCGCCCTTCCTGCGTCGCGAGGTCGGGCCGCTTGTTCGGCGCTCCGGTGCTGACGATATCGACCGAGCGACGGCCCGAAGCGTCGGCGTTTTCCTGATAGCTGCTCGACATGCAGACACCGATCGAACCCACGAGGCTGGTCGGGTCGACGCTGATGCCGCCGGAAGCCTGACTGGCGATCCAATAGGCGGCCGAGCAACACTGGCCGGTCACATGGACCGAAACCGGCTTATTGATCGAGCGGAGGAACTGCCCAAAATCATGGATGCCAGCTACCGCCCCGCCGGGGCTGTCCATGGTGATCAAAATATTGCGCACATCGGACGATGCATCCAGCGCGCGCAAATCTGCTGCCATCACGTCCAGCGTCGTAGCGCCGGAGGTCGAAAGCCCGCTCGCGCGGGGGAAAATGGGGCCGAACACCGGAAGCGAACCGACACCATCGCGTAGGGCAGCAGTACGGGTGCCCGGCGCGCGCTCGCCCATGCGGGCCGTAGCGGCTTCAAAGCGAGCCTGATGGC